GACCTGCCCAACTTCGACAAGCTAAACCAGCAATATCCAAGCCTGTCGAGTTTGGTCGAGCTTGTGGAGCCGGACGCTCCAAAGCAGCCGAAGGAACCGGAGGAGCAGTCAAAAAAGGAAGCTTCCAAGAAAGCGGAGAAGTAGGCCGTGATCACCTGGGTTGATGTCGTCAACTGTGAACCGCAAGCGTCTGGCGTTCCGCTGGCATCGCAAAACGCGATTCTGGCGGATGCTTCGATCGAGCTTAACGCCGACTCATGGGTGACGAAGATCAACCTAGCGTACACGTTCTACTGCGCGCACCGAGCGCTGCTCTATCTACAGGGGGTCGGCGGCGCAAGCGGACAAGTCGAATCCGAAAAGGTGGGCGACGTGGAACGCAAATACGCAATCACGCAAAACACCACCGGGTCGGGTTGGAACGAAACCAAGTGGGGCCGCGAACTACTGCGACTCCGCGAGGGAACGCTCAACTGCCGTCTGCCGTTACTGTGAACCATGGGAAAAGTCGTCGACAAAGACAAAGGATGGAAGCGGTTACGGGAGCTATCAAAGCGCCTGGCAGCCGATGATGTCCATGTGCGCGTCGGAGTGCTTGACGATGGCAGGGCAGGTAGCGAGGTCAGAAGCGAAGGAATCACGACGGGTCAACTTGCCGTTGCGATGGAGTTTGGGACGGCAACGATTCCGGCTCGGTCGTGGGTTGGCCTGACGTTTGACCGAGCGCGGGCAGAGGTGCAGGCCGATATGCAGCGGCTCCTCGGGCATCTTGTCGATGGAAAAATCACCGTAGACAAGGCGCTCAATGTGCTCGGCGCAAAATACTCTGCAGAGGTCAAAAACACCGTCACCCAGGGCGAACAGATACAGCCACCAAACGCACCCAGTACGTTAGCGCGCAAGATGGCAAAGACCAGGGCAGGCGCAGCGAATGCAGCGCGTACCCTCATTGATACCGGGCGCATGATCGGCGCGGTTACGTGGGCGACGTTCGGGAGTGGACGATGAGCTATTCGGACTCCATCACGAACCTAGCCAACGCGACCCTAACCGTCACTAGGCGGCAAGAGGCAGCGCCGATCAATGGTCGCGCACAACCTGCTACCACGTCCACGCTCTCGATCCTGGCAAGCGCGCAACCGACATCAGGACGGGACTTGCTCAGGCTTGGCGATGGGCGGATCACTGGCGACAGGTGGACCGTCTACACCAAAACCCGCATCTACATCGGGTCGACCGAGGCGGGAACCGAAGGCGGATATCTGCCTGACTTGATCACCATAGGCGACAAGCAACATGAGGTCGAGCACCTAGAGCACTGGTCCGCGTTCGGAGCCGAGCACTATAAAGCCATCTGCCGGGCGGTGGTGTCGTGAACTGGACAGCCCTGGAAGATGCCTTGCAAGCGTGGGTGGTATCAGCCACCGGCTACGCATCCAATCGCGTGTTGTGGCGCGACCAGAATGCAAATGCGAAGGTGGCTGACCGAATCACGCTCCATCTCAACGGGCCGATCGTGCTTGGATGCGATGAACTCGGAAGCTCGACCGACCTGCTACAGCCAGCAGGGCAGGAAATCACCCTGTCAGTTCGTGGAGATCGAGAATGGTCTTTGCAGGTCGAATGCTTCACCGGGGACACGACGACGACAAGCGACGCCAAAAGCATCCTGTCAAAACTGCAAACCGTTGGGCAACTACCGTCGAAGCTCGCGCTACTCGACGCGCAAGGGATCTCTCTGTTTGATCTGGGCTCGGTCCAGTACACGCCAGAGATCCGGGAAGTGGCGTATCAGGGGAGGGCCCTCCTGCTGATGCGGTTTTACAGTCGCGACGTGGCCACCGAGAAGACCGGCTACATCGCAGAAGTCGAAGTTACAGATACCGTCGCGGCGCGAACGTACATCGCACCGTAGGAGAAACCATGCCTCTTTCAGACATTGCAAGTGTGACCATCAGCCTGCAAACCGGCGGGCTGTCTCAGACAGGCTTTGGAACCGGGATGATTCTCGGGTACTCCATGACCGGATGGACGGAGCGGAGCCGAACCTATTCGAGCATCACCGGAGTCGCGGCAGATTTTGGTGCGACCACTCCCGAGTACAAGGCTGCGAATGCGTACTTCTCGCAGACGCCGCACCCGGATCAACTCGTCATCGGTCGCGGTACACTCAAGCCCTCGATGGTGTTCAAGGTCACCGTGGCAAGCGTGCTCAATTCGCAGAAGTACAGCGTGATCCTGAATGGCACGCAGTACGACGTGACCAGCGATGGAACCGCAACGAACGATGAGATCATTGTGCTGCTACAGGCTGCACTTGCGGCTCCTGCGACGGCAGCCGGATTTACTGCGGCCATCGGCGGAGTGGCCCCAAACACCTTCCTAACCCTTACCGGGAACGCGGTTGGCAATTGGGCGAGCTTCTTCCCAACGGACCCAGCGCTGCTGACGCTGCTACAGACCACGGCGAACCCTGGACTGGCGACGGACCTAGACGCCATCGTGGTCGAAAACAACGATTGGTACGCGCTGATCACGCTTTACAATTCGAGCGCGTGCGTTCTTGCGGCGGCGGCGTGGGCAGAGAGCAAAACCAAGCTGTACGGAGTCCAGGTCTGTGACTCTGAGTGCGCAACCGTGGCTGCTGGTATCGCAACCGATATCAGCAAGGCGCTTCAAACCGCTGCATACTTTCGCACCTTCGACGTGTACCACCCGGACAACGGGCAGTTCATCGATGCGGCTACGTTTGGCCGCTTGCTGCCCTACGTTCCAGGCTCTGAGACGTGGCGCGGGAAGACCCTCGGCGGTATCTCGGCAATGTCGACCACCGCACCCTACAAGCTCACCGAGACGTGGCGCGCAAACCTCATCGCCAAGAATGCCGGTTACTACTACACGATCGCAGGCCGGAACATTACGGCAGAGGGCAAGGTATCGGCGGGAGAGTGGATCGATACCATTCGGGGACGCGACCGACTGCAAGCGCGCATTCAAGAGGCGGTGGCGCTTGTCGTGCTCAACTCCGACAAGGTTCCTTACACGGACCCCGGTATTGGCAAGATCGATAACGCCATCCGAGGCTGTCTGCGGCTATCGGTAGGCGATGGGTTCCTGACGGACGCCTACACCGTCTCTGTCCCCACAGCGGCCTCGCAAGCCCTGGTAGACAAGGCTGCGCGAATCCTGCGGGGTTACAGCTTTATCGCTCCGATCGCAGGGGCTATCCATCTCACCTACATTACTGGTACGCTCACCAACTAGGACGGTGTGACAGATGTCTACGTATTCCTGGGATTTCAAAAAACTGATCACGGCCTACGCTGGGCAAACTCTGTCGGGGTTTGCAGGTGATGTGAGCATTGATCCAGACGGCGGCGAGGACGTTGCTACCGAAACCGTCGGAAGCGATGGAAGCGAAACCGTGGTCGTGTTTCACAACAAGACCAACGGCACCGTGACGATCTCGCTTATGGCCTCGTCTCTCAGCAATGATTTGCTATCAGCGTTAGCGGCAGCAAAGACCATCGGTCCGCTTCTCATTCGAGACACCAACGGTCGGACGGTGCTTGAGGCTCCTTCAGCTTGGGTCCGGCGTCGTCCTGTTGTGGCCTATGGTGCCGAGCTCCAGCCTCGCGAGTGGGTGCTAGGTTACTCCGATGCCAAGTTTGTCATTGGCGGATTGGTGCAGGCTGCCTAATGCCCCGCGAACCACAGACCAGGAAGATTGACGGTTACACCGTCCAGGTGCAGGCACTCCCTGTGTTTGCTGGTCAACGTCTGTTCATCCGTTTGCTCAAGACGGTGGGCGGGTCGATTGGGCCAGCTCTTGCGGCGCTCGCATCGTCCGGGTCGAAGGGCCTTGGCGATGTCGACCTCACGCAACATCTCGGCGGGCTGTTTGCGTCTCTGTCTCCAAAGGACATGGAGGAAATCACCAAAGAGCTTCTGACGGGCGCGGTGCTTGACCCATACGGAAAACCGCAGACTCTTCTAGACGTGGCTGACATCGAATTTCAGGGGTCAGTGCTAACGCTCATCAAGTGCGCGATGTTTGCGATCGAGGTCAACTTCGGCGATTTTCGCACCATCGTGGTCGGGATGCTCGCCGACGCACGACGGAAGGCGGAGAGCAAG